TTCCTTAGCATTTCCAACTAAACTTCTACTTGTTGATAAAGATATTTCATTAACAATTTTAGCGCTTTTCTGCAGAGCTTCTTCATATGTGTATATTCCTTTGGAGAATTTTAGTATCTCGGTCGCTGATTGGGTGATTGAGGTCTCCATCTCGCGAGTCCTCTCCACACCCATTCCAGTGTTCTTAACAAATTCTGCGGAGATATTGTCTAAATTTTTCCATATTTTACCAATAGCAATAGATTCCTCTAATGCTTGCTCTAACGCTTCGGGGATATTTTTCCATTGAGGTCCTGTTGTCTTTGGTTGCTCTGCCGCTGATGGAGTAGTCTCTTGTAACATATATAATTATTTAATCATAAATAGATAGATTATTCATTTTTTGGAGTATTCTCCTCTATCAATTTATCAATAAAGTATCTCCTAATATATGTTGGTAGTATTAGATAATCCCTGTAAGAAAGATGTAAGTGTTTTGATAAGTGATAAAACTCATCAATCAATGATTTAGCGTAATCAGAAGAACGGACGAAAAAACTCCACCCCGAACGCAATGTTGACCATTACTTTTTCTCCTGACGGGGCGGTTACTTCTCTAGTTAAGTCCAATCCTGGCTCATTTTCATTCATAAAGGATCTAATGTGTTTTGAGTCCATTATTGGCATACTCTCAACAAACTTAGCAATCATACCTTTATCCGTATCTCCGTCAATAGATACAATTTGTTTCATCAATCTCCAAGTAACCGTAGGTGCTACTCTACCTGATGGATAATCAGTCGCCATTTTATCTAATTCTAATGACTCCCCCATTGATATTGGTTTTAATTTAACTGTATTACCGCTTCTAGGTAACTTTGTTTGTATAGTCCCATCTTCGTCAGGTTGGACTTTACATTTTTTAATATTTAATTCGTCCAAAACGATCGTAACATCGAATTTCTTACTTGTTTGTGGATCTGTTAATGAGACATTATATTCAGGTCCAAATGAAGTATTTCTTAAGAAGATCAATATCGCTTCAACATCACTATTCAATAATTCTTCTGGTCTCAAATCTGATTCGTAAATTTTATTTCTTAATAAAGAGATAACGATACCATCTTTACCTGAAGAGTTTGCCGCTCCAATTAAAATATTTTCATCAGATGCAGTTAGATAACCAACTTTAACTGATTTCTTTTTTGATTTATAGAAAACTCCTCCTGTTGGTAACTGTACCACATCATGTGGTAAAGAAAAATCCATTTGTCCGTATGTTGCACTTTGATCCATAATAATTATTTTTTACATAATAATAGTTATCATGTAATTTAAGTGAATATTAAATAACTATAATGGATATAAAATAAAATCCACACACCATCATATTATGACGAATGCATGGATTTATAATTTTTAAGTATAAATTATGTAAAATTAGTAAACTAAGATACAACGGTCCATTCTTAAAGCCGCAGTAATTGTTGCTAACTTATCGTCAGAATACCCTAAAGAATCAAAGTTAACATCTTGTAACCACGTACCCTCTAATATCCATTTCTCAACAACAACTCCTGTTGGGTCTAACATCTCAAGGTCTACGTTTTTCTTGTATCCCGCAGCATAACCCATACGACCTGTAACAGATTCAGCACATAGACGAACCCATTCCATTAACGCTTGTGACGCTGAAGGTCCAATTGGGTCTCTGAATTTAACATTTATTTGTCCCCAAGTAAATCTACCAGCAACATAAGTTTCTGTATTTAAAAATGGGATTGGAACTGACGCTATAGTTATATGTGGGCGAGCAGCAGTTTCTACGAACCATTCATTTATACCTAATGTTGATGGAAAACGCATAATAAATCGGTTATTCCTTTTAGGTTCATACGGTATGGGCATTTTCATTAATAAATCAGCCATGTTTTCTTAATTTTTTTCTTTGTTTATTTTAGTTATCTATAAATATTACTATTAGTAATTTTTTTTATTTTTTTATGTATTTTAATATTTCTTTTTTACTCCTCCGGCAGTGGAATAAGTTGTTACTATATTTTCAGGGTCTTTTTCAAAATGTTGTTTCATTGTCTCAACATTTCTAATATCATCATCTGAAAATCCTATTGTTGGTTCAGGTGCGAAATTATTACTTATATCATTTTTAAAGAACGCTTTTTTACCAATCTCTCTTGATTTTTCTTTAATAAAAGAAACGAATTCTTCCATCGCCTTTATTTTTGCTTCTTCAGGACTACTTTCATTTCCACCACCATAACTTACAGGATAGAATTTACATAAATCAAGATATTCTTTTATCATATCTATTTTTGATGTATCTTCCCCCATATCGGCCAAGTCACGATACTTTTCTAAGTTTCTAACTAACTCATCGGATGAAATCCCATTATGGTCAGATACTATAAGATTATAACAAGCCTCTTTAAGAACTGATGGTGTATGACCTCTCGCAGTTACGATTGCGAATATTGAACCGTTATTAATTGCTTCCACAAAATCAGACCAAGCCGGACCTGGTTTGGCTAACATTGCGTCAATAATAAATTGTTTATCTCCCTTAACATTAAAGTTTTGGAATGGTTCTTCTCCGTAACCCACAATATCCTCTCCTTTATATTTGAAATCTTCCTTACCTATAATTGAACGATAATGAGCGAAATCCTCAGTACTCATACCAACAGTATCACCTTCCTTATTTTTAAGGATGATTTTTGTTGGCATTGATGCTATGTTATCGTCCCAATCAAAAGCGTAATACTTCATATCAGGAGATCCGGTCTCTGTAATACCTTCCATTACAGAGACCGTTCTTCTATTTTTTAAATTAATCATCATTTAATCAATTTGTCAATTAATCTTTCCAATTGTTTCTCGGTCAAAATTATTGACCTTGATTTATTTTTGGATTCTTTGACACTTTTTACCTTTTTATTATTTTCCATAAATATTAGATATTTTCAAATGACGCTCCAGTTGGAGTAATGTAGAAAGTAATGTCAATGAATTCCAACGCTCTTGTTGGTTTAACATAAATTGAACCTACTAATCTATTATTATCCAAATCTTCAGGTGAATTTGATACAGTTACTCTGAAATCATATAAACCTCTATCTCTTCTGATCGCATCCAAGATTGGATTAACAGAGTCCAAGAATTGTTGTCTTACAATATCATCGTTTTGTTCAAATAACAATCTTACAGAAACCGCAGATATCAACTTACGAGCTTGTAATAACAATCTTCTTACGTTGATTCTATCAAGAGCCGATTGTTTAACTTGTAGAGTTTTATTACCCCAAATTACAGTACCAACATCAGAGAAAGTCGCAATTGGGTTAATTCTACCTTCATACAATACATCTCTATCTTCCTGTGATAGTTTCTTTCTCGCTTTAACCGCATTTACAATACCTCTTGTGTAACCCGCAGTTGCGAACCAAGGGAAAGCGATATTATCAGTTAATGCCAAGTTTCTTGTAACCTCAGCAGTTGGTGGAATATAAATCTGTGTATTGTTAACCGTATCTCTTGTTAATACCCAAGGGTAGTAAGTAGCCGTGTAGTTAGAATCAATACCTGAGTTATATAGGTTATCAACCGCTTCTTGTGGTAAGATTTGATCCATATCAATACCCGTTGTTGGTGTGAATAACTTGTAATCAGGTGTTGTTACAATATAAATAGAATCCGCTCTGTCTAACTCAACCATCGTGATTGCGTTTTCAGTTAAGTTTGAATTATTTACATAATCAATACCAGGAGTAACGAATACATTAATATTAACCGCTTCAGGGTTTGCGAAAGTTTTTATACCCAATAGGTAAGCGTAGTAGTCGGTATTTGCCCAATCAACCGAATTTTGGTCTATGGTAATGTTTCTAAACAATCCAAATCCTGTTGCGGTTGGGTATCTGTCAGTTTGACAAGCCCCTTTCTTATAACCAGACGCTCCGAGTACGAATCTATCTTCATTTGTTCTTGATTCTCTGTATATATCCCAACCATCAAAACCACCATAAGGTAATACTGTGAATTTTCTCGCGAAAACTCTAAAGTAAGGATTTGTTTGGTCGTCTGGGTCGGATTGGAAAGTAGCGTCACCAACTTCAAATGCTGATGTTCCACTAGTTAAATAACTATTAGCAATAGTAACCGCACTTGCCTCTTTATCCATATGGAAACCTTTTGTTTGGTAATTCCAATTGTCAAAATCACCACTAGTTGTACATAAATCCAAAGGAGTTTGTTTACCCTTGTATTCTAAGAAGTCAGAATCAATACCTATCTTGTCAGAGAAACCTAAGTAAGTTCTTCTTACATTATCACCTGAAGATGTTGTTGAGTTATCCGCTCCGGAACTAGTTCCAAATGGGGGGTTATAAACAACTTCACCTGGGAAGTTATACTTAGTTTTGTAGACTGCGAATGGTGGTACCGCTCCGGTGTATTGTCTCATTACATAACCCTGAAATCCACAAGGAAGTGCATCAACCGGTGCGTTCTCATTAACCTCAACCATAATATATTTTGAAAGTAACGCATATTCACCATTTGATGAACCTATTTTCTTAGCAACATAGTTGTTAAGATTTGGATCCATTGAGCAGCTTGTATATTTCTCAATAACGACAGGATTTGAATCCGTATCGTAGAAATCTCTAACTAATACATCAAACGTACCGTTTGCGAATGACATATTTGCCAATGAAATTTTTACTTCGGTGTTTGCCGCATCACCGTCAGAAATTAATATGAATTTAAATAACTCATATATAGAGTTACCTCGTAATTCAGATACAACCCAAGGTGTTGATGGTGTTTGATATTTCTCTAAGTAGTTAGCAATTGATGTAACATCAGCACTTCTTGCGTCGTCTAAAGCAATTAAATTACAACTTAATCCTCTGATGTAACCTTTATTATATGCCCATCTTAACATTGATGAATATCTTTCCTCAACAAAGATTGGGAAGTCAGTTCTTGATTTATCAAAGTTTCCAATACCGAATACTTTTGTAATGAAGTTTGAATTTGACGAATCCATTGATGTTTCAAATTCAAAAGTTTGACTATTTTTAGTAATACCTGAAATTTTGAATGTTGAGAACGGATTTTTAGTAACCGCAGAATAAGAACCTGTACAAATCATATCAACATCTGATGTTCCTGAAACTTGATAAACAGGACCATTATCTGAACTGTAGGTAGCAATACCTCTTGATCTTAATGTAGATACAACAACATTGTCATATTCAGTAAATGGTGTACCACTGAAAGATTGTATAACAACGTCAAGAAAACCTTGCCAATAACCACCAAGCGGATCTATAGGTCCGCTTTGAACGTCTTGGACAAGATAAAACGAAAGTCCGTTATAAGTCCCACTGTTATTATCAAATGTTGCGTAAAACCAAGGGTCATTTAGTGAACTTGTTAATGTATTACCGGACAATGGAATGCTTGGGACTCCGAAAGCGTTTGTTTCCCCAGTATAACCAGATAAACTAACATATTCCGAATCTGTTTGTGAACCCCAATAAACAATTCTAGGTATGTCTGAATCGATAGCAGTTGTTTGTACGTATCTAATTAAACTGAAAATCCAATTATTAATATCTTCTCTAACCGTTGATGTACTACCATCAAATAATTGATATGGAATATCAACCAAACTATCAATTTGAGCTCCTAACGAATCAAACGCATACACATAATCAGAAAATGAAGTTCCTGTCGTATCACCAATTGCACTAAAAGTAACTTGAGCGTTAGCCCTGTTTGGTGTTCCCACTGGAACAACAGTCGATGGATCAACATTCGCAATTGTTTTTATTGACCAAGACGGTCCAGCGTCATAACCTGATAATCCCAATATTCTAGACACAAACAATTGGTTAGATTGTTGTAAATATGATTTAGCGATGTACGCCGCTTCATATTTAGGGATTTGTGTATTCACAAACTTTTCTGGTGATGTACCACCAAATATTGTTGTGAATTCGTCAAAATTTTTGACGAATATAGGTTCAAATGCAGGTCCTTTTAATGTTTCCCCCACAATACCTAATGTTGTAACACCAACGCTTGAGGCCACGAAGCTTAAATCAACTTCTGATGTGTAAACCCCAGGTGAAACGAATACTTTTGTATTTGCCATTTTTTTATAAAGTTATTTCGGTTTATTTTAATAATAAATATTATCAAAAAAAGCAAAAACTTTACTTATCATAAACTATTTATATTTTAGGTAGAATATTTTCTGCCTTTTATCTATATATGGGCTCGGACAGTAATAAAATCAAGAATTTGAAAATTTCGGAAGAGGCTCACGATATATTAAAAAAATATTGTGACAAAAGAGGTGTTAAAATTTATAGGTTTTTGGAGAATTTAATAAGAGAAAAATGCTCCGAAGGTAAAGACATCTACGGCGAAAATTAAATGTTAAACAATTCGTAAGTTATTGTTGATTCCAAATTATTATCAACTTTAATAACCGTAAATGTTACAACATCATTCGTGCTTATTTGTATGGTATCCAGATCTGACCCAAAATAATCCCCATTTATGGTAACATCAAAAGATGTAATATTTGTTGTTCCAATTAATGAGGCGGAGTTTGATAAATTAAATGTTTTAGTAACAGAAGTTGTTCCTGACGGGAATGTTAATTTTAATTCGGAGGTTTCAGGTATTTCATTTCTACCACCGCTTCTTTTTGTTATAACTCTTCCGTCCGCCTCAAAAACTTGAACTACTCTATTGATTGCCGGTGAAACAATAAATTCATTTTCATCAATCAAGAACCCCATCATAAGGAATTCGTAACTCTGAACATAATACTTTCTTTTATCTACATCCATAACGGATTCATCGGTTATGTTATTCCACACAATTGGTATGTAATGGCCTTTTATTGTGGTATATGCTTGTCTTGATGCGAATTTCTCCAATATTAATTTATTAAATTGGTTTAATTCTCTCATTCTATTACAAATAATCTTTACATTATATGTAATATCTACCGGAACCGGTTGTGGTATCTTATATACATCAGCGCCCATTCTATTTCCATCCCAAGTTGGTACGGTGGCGTAGTAGTATTGTCTTCTGTTTGGTATATTGTATAGTAAGGCGGGATTTGTTCCGAATTTAACTTCAGGAACTCTTACTGTGGTAACGAATGGTGGTTTGGCGTTGAAATCCAAATCAACAAAGTTCCAAGTTTCCGTGAATTGAGCCCAATTCTGTGTTGTTATGATTATGTCAACAACGGGAACTAATGTCCCATCAACAACTAATCTAAGTTCATCCCTAACAAAATCCATAAACCCCCTATCCAAATCGGCATGAAGAATTGATTTTGGTAAAAATGTTCCATCTTGGTTAATTTTATCCAATAACTCTTGTCTTCTCGGATATAATGTCTTTGAAGTTGTAAGTGGTATATACTTTTTTATTTTTTTGGGGAAAGCCATAATTATAATCCTCTAAATTCGTTTTCACTTACAGGTGTGGCAATTATAGTCCTATAAAAAGGTTTGTAACCCGCATATGTGTGTTTATTATCAGAAACAATACGACCATCATCCGAAACGGAATAGTATCTAACTCTTGTTTCAGTTTCATAATAACCAATATAATCACCCATCGCAATATCAATACCCAATTCATCTAAATGTTTTTGATATACGGATATTCTCGCATTTCCAGGTTCGGTTTGTTCAATTTTTGAATTACCCAAGTTTTTTGATACTGGTGGTTGTATTTGTAAATACGCCTTAAATTCTACAGGAGTTTTAAATTGTACCCCATCGGAACTTACCTCACCATATACCTCATCTTTCTTTGTTTTATGTCTATCAATACTATACAATACCATTGTGAAATTCATATCACCCTCAAGCCATTCAGACCCCATTGAGATGTCTAATGCGTAATCTTCACCTCCGAAGAACTTACCTAATCTTGTAATTGGAACTTTCTTTGCCATATTATTGATAAATATACATTTATTTGTTATTTTTAATAAAAAGTTATCATTGGAAAGTTCCGCAATTTTTGAACAGAAGGCCTTAGAGATATTAAGTACTTACGAGGGAGGGAATAACTATATCCTTAAATTAAAACAACAACAACAAAATAATAAGAAGTTTTACCCCACAAGATCACAATCAGATTATATAATTAATTATCACAATGAAATACCAAAAATAGCGAGAAGGTGGGTTGATTTGGATCCTTATTTCGCGAAGAAGTTTGCTGATGAAAAATTATTTAGGGAAGTACCAGATAAAATATGGGTTGAGAAATTATTAATTGAGAAAGAAAAATCATATCATATTTGGGGTAAGTTTTTTGAGAGTGAGGAGATTCACGATATATGGATGCCGAAAGGTGCGTTAATTAAAACTCACACGGTAGAAAAAGTTGACATTGATTATACAAAATATTCTCATCGTCCCCCACTTACACACCAAATAGAGGCAATAGAGAAACTCGCAGGTAGTAAGAGATATATTCTTGCCGATGATATGGGTTTGGGTAAAACAACATCAACTATTATTGCGGCGTTAGAAACAGGTGCTAAGAAAGTTTTGATTATTTGTCCCGCATCACTAAAATTAAATTGGGAAAGAGAGATACGGAACTATACAGATAAGAGTGTTTATATTTGTGAGGGTAAACATTTCTCATCCGAAGAGGACTTTGTGATTATTAACTACGATATAATAAAAAACTTTCATGATATTAAGGATAAAGATAATTCAGAGATATTAAAAGCACATTTTGACCTTGTTATTATAGATGAGGCTCACTATATAAAAAATGCTCAAGCCCAAAGAACCAAACTAATCAATAACTTTGTTAAAGATGTTAAGAGATTATGGTTATTGACGGGAACTCCAATAACATCAAGACCGATTGATTATTTTAACTTATTAAGTTTGGTTGAGTCACCAGTCGCTCAGAATTGGATGGCATATGTCATTAGATTTTGTGAGGGTTATCAATTTAGAGCGGGTCAAAGAAAGGTTTGGAATGTTTCAGGGGCTTCCAATTTAGAGGAATTAAGAGACAGAACATCAAAACAAATACTTCGTAGGTTAAAAACTGATGTGTTGGACTTACCTGACAAATTAATTAATCCTGTGTATTTGAGATTAAAATCAAAGATGTATGAGGAGTTAATGGGTGAGTATTACGATTGGTATAACAACAATAAGGAGGAGTCATCATCATTAACAATACAATTTTCAAAGTTAATGAAGGTTAGACAGACCATCGCCGATGAGAAAGTATCATCAACAATAGAACTAGCCGAAAATATTATTGAGCAAGGTAAGAAAGTTATCATCTTTAGTAACTTCACCGAACCATTAAAGAGAATACACGAACATTTTGGAAAACAATCTGTATATTTGGATGGATCCACATCAAAATTTGGAAGACAAAAGGCGGTTGATGACTTTCAGGATAACGAAAAGATAATGGTGTTTTGTGGTAACATTAAAGCAGCAGGTGTTGGTATTACATTAACATCCGCAGAGGTTGTTATTATGAATGATTTATCATTTGTTCCGTCTGACCATAGCCAGGCGGAGGATAGAGCATATCGTTACGGACAAAAGAATAATGTGTTAGTATATTACCCCATTTTTGAAAATACAATAGAGGGTGTTATCTATGATATGTTAATTAAAAAGAAAGGAATTTTTGAAACAGTTATGGGTGACAATATCAACAGAGGGGATTTGGTTGAGGAGATGCTCAATTCAATCAACAATATTGGGTAATTTAAAGATTACCGGATATTTATAGTTAATTACATAAATCATATGTAATTTTAAAATATGAAAAAAATAGAAAACAAAATCAAAATATTAACAGAGAAGATAAAGGATCAAAACGACACGAAAAACGAAATACTTTTTTTAAATGAAATGAAAAAAATAGGAATAGAGAAATTACCCTACTCCTACTCAGCCTTAAAACAATTCATAGATCCTGAAACAATGTCTTACCATTATAATCAACATTATAAGGGTTATGTTGATAAACTAAATGATGCACTTAGTAAGAAAAACTATGGCGACTTAGATTTAGAACAGATTGTCAGAACAATTAATAAGTTTGACAAGACAATTAGAAATAACGCAGGTGGTGCTTTTAATCACGCTCTTTTTTGGAAGATGCTATCCCCAACCGAACAGAAATGTGGTGGTAAGATATTAGCAAAAATCAAAAAAGATTTTAAGTCGTTTAGAGAATTTAAAACCGAATTTGAAACTAAATCAAAAACTAATTTTGGTAGTGGATGGGTTTGGTTAGTTTTAACCAAGAGAGGGTCTCTTAAAATTATGACAACCCCTAACCAAGATAATCCACTTATGAATATTATTGATAGTGGTGGTTATCCTTTATTGGGGTTAGATTTATGGGAACACGCCTATTATTTAAAATATAGAAACAAAAAAGACGAATATATTAAGAACTTTTGGAAAGCGGTTAATTGGGAATTCGTAAATAGATTATTTGAAATGAAGGTATTTTCAAAAATTAATGAAACAACTATGTTAAGACAGGTTATTACTGAGTCAGTATCGGAATCTTGTTCAAAATCGGACAATGAGGCAATTAGATTCATATTCAATGTCAATCCCATAATAAAACAAATATATAGAGCCGGTATTGATTCGGCACTTAAGAGTGTTTTTAGTGAGAATTACTATGAAAGGGGTGAATCCGGTGGTGGTGAAATGTCAGGCGTCTATAACTTAGAAGGAGAAGGTAGATCTGTTTTAAACAAAATGAATACCAACTACTCTTGTTTTTGTATATTAATGAAAGATATAAACAAGTTATTATCATCTTTAAATCAACCAACATTAGATTTAATTGGTCAAACACCAAAGAAACAAATTGACGAAGTTAATAGAATGGTCAGTATTATTGACCAATTTAAATTCAGAATATTCGCAACCAAATCAAAAACATTTCAAAATATATTATCAACCTTATCACAAAATAATAAATTGGGTGATGAGAGAGAGGATAAGACCGTCGTTAATTTAAAAAAGATATTCGGCGATAAGAATGTTATCAAAGTTGGTAAGTTAGGTGATAAGGATGATATGATTGGTGGTATTGATGCTGAGATAATGGTTGATGGTAAAAAACAAACGGCTCAGATTAAACCATTTAAAAGTTACACAAATAAGGATGGTAAATACACCATATTCGGAACCGCCAATGTTAAATCATACAAAACAGATTTATTAATATTCATAAAATATAACAATGATATGTTAATATTTAATAACGATAAAACTAAAATAATTGGAGGTAATTTTGTTTTTAGTGAAAGTTCATTAATTTATCCCAAATAAAGATATTTATAGAAAACTATTTTTATGGCAACTATACCAGAACCGGAAAGAACCAAAATATTTACACAAGTTAAACACCTTTTGGGTGCTCCCGTTAGATCGGTTGAGATTGAAGACGAGCAGATGGACTCCTTAATGGATTTCTCAATTCAGGATTATGGGCAGTATGTTCAGGATTGGCTAATTGAGTCACAATGGACATCTTTATATAACTTAAATTTAGATACTCAATCTCTATCAAGAGCATTGATTACCAAAAGTTTAGATTGGGAAACTAGATACACATTTGCATATTCTAAGATTGTAGGATTACAAGCCGGTGGTGATTGGGTGTTAAAGAAAGATTATATTGAATTAGTTAGACACCAACAAATATATGAAATTCCTGCCGGTAGAGAAATAAATGAATTGTTATGGTTCACTCCATCAACACTTAATAATGTTTTCTTCGATCCTTGGTCATTCGGTGGATTAGGTTCAGGTGGATTAGGTGGTTCAGGTGGGTTTGCTCAAATGGGGACTGCCGGTGGTTCATACTTTATGACACCTGTATTTGATATGTTACTTAGAATGCAGGAGGTTAATATCCAAAGAAGAATTATTGCCGGTGATTTAACATATAGAATAACCGCACTTCCTGATGGTAAGAAGGCTATTCACTTAATGCAGACTCCAGGTGGTAAGTTTGACTTCGGTAACGCTCAGATGACACAAGGTAAAATTTGGTATTGGTATTATGAAACAGAAGGTGCTGACAGAGACAAATGTTTAAAGGATAACCCCGATATTATTAAATTACCATCTGATGTCCCTTTTGATGAATTATCTTGGGCGGATTTAAATAACCCCTCCAAACAATGGGTAAGAAGATGGTTTATTGCTTATGTTAAAGAAACATTGGCAAGAATCAGAGGTAAATATAGTGGTAATCTTAAAACACCCGATTCTGAATTAACCTTAGATTATACATCTTTGGCAACCGAAGCGAAAGACGAAAAAACTAAATTAATAGAGGAATTAATTGGTGCTGAGGGTAGGTTAACAAGATTGAAACCTGAAAAAGTTATGGAGAGGGAAGCTCTAATGTCTGAGAATCTAAACAAACAATTAAAATTCAGAGCGTTCCCAAGACCTTTATATGTAATTTAATATGGCAATATTAAGATCAATACCAAGAGAAAAAGTAGTTGGTGGTAGGATTGTAAGAACCTCCGAAGTTGTCGTAATATCGGAAGATAATTACTCTACCAATGGGGAGAGTTTAATTGTTGTGAAAGATATTGATTTTTGTAAAATAAAATTAAACTCAGTAACCACAGACCATATAAGAATTAAATCATTAACAAACACTTTAATTATACCAGATCTTGGTAAGATAGATGGTGTGTATGATGAAATGACTTTAAATGCCGAATCCTGTGCTGAGTTTTATTTTGTGTTAGATACTTGGTATATCACATCAAGTGATGGGTTAAAAATGTCTTAGACAAATTCTTCCCACCCCTCTTCTGCGAGTTCATACATATAGTCAGGTGAAACCCCAATCCTATCCCAAAACTTAACTTCACCTTCTGACATTGACATAACTTCCTCCAAGTCATCTTGGTCTCCAATATCAATTGGTTGTCCATTAATCAATTCACATTGTTCTTTGGTGAAAATACCTCTGTTCTCAGGGTCGGTAACTAATAATTGTTCTCTTACCTCGTCTTTAAATACGACCAATAAAGGTTCAATCTTCTTATTGAATGTGGTAATTGCTCTCGGAACATTATATTCACCCAACATATCAGGATTATTCTCCAATTCATTAGCGTCCAATAAGTAACAATTTATAATAACCCCATCACCTTTCTTTTGAACATCCCCGTGAGATGATTTAGTACCATTATTAACGTAATAGATAACGTCACCCAAATTAACTTTAATGTTATTTTGTATTGCCAATTCAAGGTACGCCATTCTACTCATAGCGTGACCCGCCTTAGTTTTAGAATTTACCCTAACTTTATAATCGTCAATAGACATTTTTACCTTCGCTCTTTGGGCAATCTTTTTAAGTGGTATCTCTTGGTTAAATATTTTTTGTAGATATTCGTAATACCACTCAATAAATTCCTGACCATTACCTTCAAGTAACATCTTAATACCCTTATCAAGAAAGTCCTCAATATATATCGGAAGTTTCTTTGATTTAATGGAGTTACCTGTTAACTTAACTTTACCATTGTTTTCCAATGTTGCGTAATTCTTACGAGAAAGATTTATACAGGACTTCCAAGTTCCATCACAATCCAATCCCATCTCACCTTTCATAAACAAATCATTATATTCGGCAACATCAGCATCATAACCACGATATTCTTTACCCTCTTTAACCAACCAATTAAGACCTTTACCGATATAAACCCTATCATCTACTCCACCATCAGGTAACGAGAAGTTAACCCCATCCGTGTCCATTACAAGTGGTGTATATCCTTTCTTCATAAAGAAACTAATCATCTGACGAAGATATTGTCTACCCGTACATGTAATCCTTTCTCCCTGATTAATATCACCCCAATTAAATACCAATGGAGCACTTAACGATCCGAAGAAGGCGTTAATGAAAATCTTAATCGGTAACTGCTTTCTGTCATACGATAATGACTTTTTCTTATCAATCTTTTTATATTCGGAAGATAAGTTCTTGTACATAATACGGGTACTTCTAAAATAAGCCAAAAGCCCTTTCATTACTCCCGTTACATCACATTCAGGAAATACATCGTGAACCAACTGAATGGATGGATATAGGGATGAAAAGTCCAACTTAAGAACATCCTTTGAATATCCGACCTTTAGTAGTCGTGATAACCCTCCTACGAATTCTCTCTTTGATTCTTTTTGGGGTATTGCCAATTTATGTTTATAAGACCAAGCAAGCATTATCATTCTCCATAATGTTGCCGTTCCCATTGTTGATACCCTCTCATATGTTGTTGGTACCATTGATGCCAGAAGAAACGTCCCTTGGTTGAATTCATCATCCACCAATAGAGTTTCCTCCAAGTCATCGTCAAGGTATCTCTCAACGATTTCATCACCTTCTACTTTTATGTATGTACCGGGAAAACGTTCATCCAAATCATCAAACGCAGGATTATCCGCCCTCTTATACTTTCCGTTTTTAATATTTAACCAATATTCATCTTTCTTGGCATACATCTCACCAATATTCTCGTGGGAGATATATACACGATCTTCAGCCTCGGCATCAATATATTGGGTGATATATTTTAGACCCGCAGATTTAATGTTGGAGTTAATTGCTTGTGCTCGTCTAACCGAGTGAATAATATCAATAACATTATAACCCCACATTCCAACCTGATTATACGTCTCAACCTCATTAGCAAGTTTTAACATATTCTCCCTTTGTGTGATTGTTTGTTCGGGATTCAGTGTCTTACAGGTTCTTTTGATATCAATGTTTAACGCCTTACATCTTTCAAATATCCAAACCCAGTCAAAGTTCGCGGAGTTATATCCACCAATAATGGATGGTTTAATCTCATCAATAACTCTGAAAAACTCAATTAGTCCTTCTCTTTCTTGTTCTTCGTTGGAACATTCGATTACTCTCTGTAATCCTTTATTGGTTTTAATCCCAATCATAAATATACGACCGTCTTTTGGTTCAAGTGCGGTCGTCTCCAAGTCAAATACAAACCTGGTGATATCGTTATATTCTTCAAACCCCTTAAATAGTCGTTTTTCTTTTGAGATTAGGAATTGTTCAACAGGGGGTAACATTAGGATTAAATCTCTTGTACTTTCACCCCAAGGATCTATACCACCGTCTCTGAAAAATTGTATTAATTCTCTATAACCTTTAAGTGACTTAACCATAAATTTAAGTCCTTTTTCCAATCTATCGTTACCTTGGGTTTCAAGCCTATCAATGATGATACCATATTTGGTCATCGCTTGTTTTTGTTCTTCCTTTGAGTTCTTATAGAAGTTTCTATCTTTTAAATCTCCTACCCAACAGAAAGCAACAAAACTT